GAGTATTCTTTTTTCCTTTTAAAGGATAACCCAGGGCCGTGTTCATCTTCAAAGCATCAACAAACCTCAAACCGTCCTGACCACTCACACATTCAATGCGATTGAGTGGACGAACAGCTACCTCATCGGTGTAAAAGGTCACACCTTCAGTCACTCGCTTTATATATGACTCCATAGCCTTATCGAGTAATTGAGGCGAGCACCCATTACTGGGATTTGCCATAATTTGAGAATAAGTACCCCAAGGATCAGCTTCCTTAGTTTTAGGGGGACCATAATTACACGGAGCACCACACACTTCTGCAATAGTGTCCGAAATCTCAAGCTTATGAACAGTGCTGTTGAAGGTAGCACGGCCATTGACAGAACCTAAAAATTTGTAGTTTCCTTCGAGGTCTAGAAATGGACTCTTATAGTGGATACTCGGATCAATAGAAACATCAACTCCATACTGAGATTGGGGAAATAACCCTTCACTAGTAGAAGACAAAACGACTCGTTTCTTCTCAAGTTCAATAATTGCATTATCAATGTCACTTTTAAGCAATCCCTGAGAAACTCCTCGAGTCTTACCATCAACTCCGAGTAAGTGCACACTCGTAATCACAGTGTCCTTGCCCACATTCACCAAGGTGGCCATACAATCGCCACCCTTTGTGGGTCTAGGTAGGTGATATTCGAATCCTGAATAGTATTCATTGCTCACCTTAGTCACCTTAGGAACACAGGACACTTGATGCACTTCAATAGTACCATCAGACCTTTTTCGTACCCAGTGGGCATTGTGGTTCACCACTTTTTCCTCAGGAAAATATTTAGTGATGTCCTTCCAATCTCCTCCACTGGGAAACCAACACAATCGCAAGTCCATACCAGGTATTCTATAACTCGAGGCTTCAGAAAGCCAATCATAGAAATCTCCACCTTTAATGCCATCACGATGGCGTTTGCAATGGACTTTGCTGTCCACTTTTACTTGCTGAAAGACATGCTCAGGTATCAAACCGATGTTAGACTTGAGAAATAGTACATTAACTGTCCTCTCAAAGTTCTTACCATATGTACAATAGACTT